ACTAGTAATCGGTAAATTTCCAGTAGTGGTAGAAACTAGCGTTGGATACCATGTTGCACTAGAGCTTGTATTGTCAGTTACAGCGACATTATTTGCATTTGTAGCAGTCGTGGCTGTTGTTGCGCTTGCAGCAGAACCGCTAATATTGACTGCTAAAGAAGTAATTGATCCGCTTGCTGCGTTTAAAACTACGGCAGTTGTGCCAATATATAGCGTTGAATTGCCTAAAACGCCACTAGGAATAGTGCCTGAAAGCTGTCCTGCTGGCAAAGAAGTTAAATTTGCGCCTGATCCGCTAAATCCTGTGGCTGTAAGAAGGCCAGTAGAAGGATTGAACTGGTACTTAGTAGAGCTTGTATATTCTGTTGTAAGGTTTCCAGTTGTTTGATTAGCGAACAAAGGATAACGAGTTGCATTTGTAGTGGTGTCATCGGTTACAGTCGCATAGGATGTTGGAGTAGTCCACGCAAAGCCACCGCCAGTTGTATAGCTTAAAACTGTGTTATTTGTAGGAGCAGTAATAAATGAAGTTGCTCCTGCGCCTGTTTGATAAGGAATCTGATAAGCCAATCCACCAGCCAAATTAGTCGCAGTTGTCGCTGTTGTGGCAGATCCTACCGATAAAGTCGATTGAGCTACATATTGAGGAGCAGATGCGCCAGCCGTCAATACATAATTTGTAGTGCCTAAAGCTAAAAATGTAGTCGTTCCTGAAGCGGATTGATAAGGCAATGAGCCAGCAGCTCCACCAGCAATATTTGTAGCACTTGCAGCCAAAGTAGCTGAAGCGACTGCACCACTAACAATAGAACCTAAAATTGAAGTAATCCAAGAAGGATTTGAGTAGCTTCCAGTTGTATATACGCCATTGGTTACAGTTGCAGCATTTCCTGAGATATTGATACCCCAAGTTCCACTAGCGTTTGTTCCTGTTGTAGAAGGTGCGCCAATAGTGTTATAGGAAATGGTTTGGGCAACAGATCCGTTATAAGTGACTGGTGAAACACCACCAGCACCACCACTATTGAATGTAACGCTATTAGTTACACTTCCTGCTGATGTTGCAGTAGCAGCATTTCCACCAATACTCAATGAAGTAGCTGTGCCAGTTAATCCTGTTCCAGGGCCACTAAACTGCGAAGTAGCAGTAATAGTTGTTCCTCTTACAGTAGTAGCCGTTGTTAAGCCTACAGTAGTTCCATCAATAGAGCCGCCTGTAATAGCTACTGAATTGGCATTTTGAGTGGACATTGTGCCAAGACCGCTAACTTGAGTATTGGCAATAGCGATTGAAGTATTGGTAACGCTGGTTACCTGACCGCTTGCATTAGTTACAAATACAGGAACGCTAGATGCAGATCCATAAGTTCCTGCTGTTCCTACAGGAGTAATGCTAAACGTATTAGAAGATAGGGTTAACCCTGTGCCAGCGTAATAAGTAGAAACACCTGAGAATTGAACCCAAGTAATTGGAGTAACTCCAATAGTTCCTGTATCAGCAGAAGTAGATACCCATGCAGTATTGGCTTGTGAGCCGTTTAAAACGACTGTGTAAGCCCCTGGCACTTCTGCCCATACATCCATGTCAGTTGCTCTAGTCCATGCGCTTGCAGAGGCTACATAAATGCCATTATCGGCTGTTGCTGTTTGATTCTTAACTAGGACTCGATTACCAGCCAAGACTGAATAACCATCAATCGTCTGTAAACCTGACAAAGTAATGTTCGTTAAAGTGCCTACTTTACAGGCAGATTTAGGGTTTAAACCTTGAGCTACTGTATCAACATAAAGCTTATTAGCAATATCTGTAGCATTAGAAGGAGAAGTTGAAATCTGTCCTGTAGTTGTGGAGATATTGGTAAAAACACCAGTAGAAGGCACTAAAGCACCGATTGTGGTGCTATTAATAGTGCTATTTGTAATGGTTAACCCTGACTGAATAGGATTAATTGATGCGTAAAAGGGCTGACCCTGACCTATAAATGTTTGGAAATTTCCATAAACATCAAAATAAGCCTGAACTGGCAGTAGATTTTGATCTACTGTTGATGAAGGGCCAGCCATAATGCTCCTTAATAAGCCATTGCCATAAATAGAATAACATCGCCAGCAGTCATATTTGCAGCCAAGCCTGAAGTGATGCTAAAACTAGTTACGGAAATAGAAGTGGTAGTGCTTCCAGTTTGTTGTAAAAACAATGTTGTGCCAGCCGTTACATCAAAAGCTTGACATACCCAACCATTAGCTGCTGCTGGCAAAGTAATTGTTCCTCCAGCAGCACCGCCAGTACCAACTACTACTTTAAATGCAGCAGTATTTGTTCCAGTAATTGTTGGTGAAGTACCAAATCCTGAAGCAACAGTTGGATTTACGCTTGAAATCACCAATGATCCGTCAAGCGAAAGAGTCGCTGGATTTTCAGCATTTCCACTTAAAGGTGGTGAAAAATATGCACCACCTGGGCCAACTAAACCCAAACAAGCTCCAGCAGTATTAAATGCAGCTTGAACTGGAACAATATTTTGAGTTGAAGTGCTTGCTACAGCGTTAGAAGTTGCCATTATGAAATTCCTTCACCAGGAGTAATTTCTGCACTTGCGGATGCACTAGAAATAAACCACGCATTAGGTGGAATAGAACTAAAAACACCAACAGCATTAGCAGGAATAGCTAATACATTCATAGAAGGCACACCAGCAGTAGGAGCAGTTGCAACAGGAGTAACTGTTGCATCATTAGGTTCTTGAGGAGCCCATCCTACATGAATTAAGCTAGAAGTAATGTTGCAAATACGATACCCAGAAGGATACACATTATTGCTACTTTTAACTTGAACGGCTGATGTTCCAACCAAATAAGTAGCTCCAAAAGGAGAAAAAGCCGAATTGTAAGCCATGATGTAGCTCCTTAAACAGCCGTTACAGGCAATGAACCTTCAGGTCGTACAACTTGAATTGTATAAACACCAGCAGCAGGAGTCAAAGTACCAGCAGTAATGTTGCCAAACTGAACAGACAATACGCCAGCAGTTAAACAATCAGATTCAGCAACAATAATGCCTGAAGTTTGAGTGCCGTTATATCCAACAACAGTAACAATGTCAGTAGTTTGCAAGCCAGGCACATTAAATGTCTGAGCTGGGCTAACGTATGTCAATACTTGAGCTGGAGTAAGTGATGGAGCAATGTAGAAAGTGCTAATTGCATTTCCACGAGCAATAGTAGTAGAAGGCATGATTTTTCCTTTAGATAAGGTACTTCAATTATATGTTAAATAAGAAAAAAGCCATACTTTTTGGGCATGGCTTTTATCCTAATACTTCAAGATACTTGATATTAACTAAAGTCGTAACCATAAACGTAAACATCAACTGTACCTACTACCGCAGTAGTAGTTGCAATATTGACAAATAACGCTTGTTGGTTATAAGACGTTACCACCGCAGAAGCTGCCACTTGGCTTACACCAAGAACTGTAGCTAACTGTGAAGCAGTAATAGCACCAAACAATGAAGTTGGTGTACCACTACCTGTTGTAGTAATGCCTAATACTAAACTTGTTAAAGTACCTGTAGCTGCACCTGCATTATTAGAGTTAGTAACTACTAATAAGTTAGGCTGGTAAGTTGTAGAGTTAATGATTGGCAAAGGGAAGAAACTTCCTGATGCTGCATTTACATTCACACCTTTAAGTACACCCAATAATCGTTGCGCTTGATTAGTTGTTACATTACTTGGGTGAGCCGAAGTGGTTACTGCTGGTCCTGGATTAGACATAATAGTTTTCCTTTATCCGTTAATTATTAAGCTGCAACTCGGCAAGCGAGTTCAGGATACAAAGGAGCCCAACCATACAGAACGTCAACACGAGTAGGGATTGAGTCATTGTTAATGGTGTATTGACGAACTACACGCATTGATAGACCAATTTCCTTGTCGCTTGCACGACCAGCAAAGTGAACGCCTTCAGGCAACTCAAGGTCAGCCATAGCCATTGTGAACGCATTGCGATGCATTACGATGTTTTGTGGAGAAACTAAACCATTTCCACTTGCATTGTATTGTGAAGCAAAGAATGTCACAGCAGCAGAAGCAGCAGGAACAGGAATACTTACGTTCTGGAACTGACCGCCAGAGATAACTGCTGGAGATACGATTACAGAAACAGAAGCACCTGAAGCTACGCTAACAGCAGATTTAACTACGAATGAACGCAGTTTGTTTGTGCCGTATGGTTGGCGATTTTGTGGGTTAGTTGCATATACACCAGCGATAGTGAAAGTGTCACCAGCGTTCAAATTGATTGTGCCTGTATTAGCAGCAGTCAAAGTGATAGTGGACTGTGAAGCCCAACCAGATGTCAAGAAACCAGTTGCAGTTGTAGTAGCTACAGAAGCAGTTACAGTTGCGCTAGAGAAGTTACCAAAAGTTTGTGACACGATGTTTTGGTCAAGCTTCCAGTTCATACCGCCTGAATCACGACCCATCAAGCCTTTTGTATATTGGCTAGAGATCTGCTCAGTAGGAACAAACAAACCTTTCAAGCTGTCAACAATAGTTGCAGAAGTGAACGGCTCAACGATACATGATCTACGACCATCACGAGGTGCGCCTTCAGAGTCAAGATACGCTTGTGCTGACAAGTATGTATAAAGACCAGTTGGAGGAGTACCAGCAGTACCAACGATGTTAGCTGTGTTCAAAGCTGCTGTAGTTGTACCATCAAAGTCAATTTTGTTGGCGATAGCTGCAACTGCTGGCTTCAGAATACGATCAGAGAACATATCCAAAGACAAAGCTAAGTCTTGAGTTGTGAACTGTGTATCAACGTGGAACTGAGTGCTTAAAGTAACAGGAACTGAA